CGACGGCCTCCCGCGCCGCTTGCAGGTAGTCAGGTGAAGGCCGCCAGCCGGGCGTTTCCTGGCCGGGGCGATAGGCGGCCAGCACGTCCAGCCGCAACGCAAGCGGCACCATGAACCAGTGCCGCCGGCACATGAGCCGCTTGCGCGGCACGCGCACCCGGCAATCCTTGGCGTGGCAGGTGTGTGGCCTGCTCATCGCGGTTCCCGGTCGTGGCGCTCGGCGTCCTTCTTGAGCGCGGTGATGATCTTGTACAGCTCATGGGTTTCCACCCAGGCCACCTTGTCGACCTTGCAGATGCGCTGGGCCAGGGCGTCCGCGTAGCCCCATGCCCGGCCCGCTTCTGCCAGGTATGCCTCGATCTTCTGCAGCTGCGCCGCACGGCTGCTGTCCGCGGCAGCCTCCCGCCGCGCGTCCCGTGGCCCCTGCGGCCCCATGTTGTGGGGCCGGCCAGGATATTCGGGGCGCGGCTTGGCGCCCCGTTCCTCGGCCGGTGCGCTATGGCGCAATTTCAGCCGCGCCTCGCGCTCCAGCGTGCGCGTGAAGGCGAACAGGTCGGCCTCGGCCAGCTTGCCGGCGGAATCCACGCCCCACCCGTTGACCAGCATGGCCCGGTACATGTCGTCCGGCAGGGCCAGCGCCTTCTTGGCGATGTGCACCCGCGCCAACAGGCGGCTGCGCGCCCCGTCTGGCTTGGGGGTGCTCTGCTTGTTTTTGCGGCGGCTCATGCTTTCACCAAGTGCAGGTAGCCTTGCAGCCGCCCGATTTCCTTGACCAGGATCAGGTTCTCCAGCACCTGGCTGGGGCTCAGGCCCGATTGGCGGGCGACTGCTTGCAGTTGGGCGAACTGCTCGTCCGTGACTTCCACGGTGCGCCGGCGGCGTCGGCTGGGAGCGGCAAAGCCTTCCAGGTGCGCCATGAATTCCCGCCAACTGTCGAACCGCTCCACGCGCGGCAGACAATGGAACACGGTTTCCTGGGGGCCGATTACGGCGATGCGCTTGTGCAGGCCCAGGGCCACGCCGAATTCCACATGCCGCCCGCCCCGGCTCCGTCCTTGCGCCATTGCGCACAATCCGGGGGCCTCCGGGGGTTCCGTGAAGGCGATCAGGGCATCGGCCGTGCGCAGGTCGCTCATGCCCTCCGCCGCCCACACGGCCCGCTCCTCAGCGGTGGCGACGCCACGGACTGGTTCATGGCTGCCCCGAATCCAGCGGCTGGTGACCTCGTGGCCCGCGGCTTCCAGGTCGGCCGCGCGGCCCTGCATTTCCTCACGCCGCCGGTAGCGGGCGGCCAGGTAGATTTTCATGGGCGGTCCTTTTCGGTTGGTGCGCCGCTCGGCAGCAGCACGTGATCCAGAATGTTGCCCCGCGTGATACCCCGCCAGGGCATCCTCCGTGGCAACGTTTCGCTTCTCCCCTTTCCACGCCGTGAAGCGGGGTCGGTGGTGAGGGTGTCTCCCGTCGGCGCCGGCGCCTCGCCCGCATAAAAGGCCAGGCCCCGGCAACCCTCGTGCCCGCAATGGTCGCTCGGCACGCCCGGCCGCTCGCTGATGGCCCAACCCGCGCGGCGGGCGGTCATGGCATGGCGAAAGCACAGCAGCATGGGGCTCCAAGCGTTAAGCGGAGGCCAGTGGCTCGGGCCGGGGAGTCGAACCCCGCCCGGTGCGGGTTATGTAGCCCGCGGTTGGGATTCCTCTGCGCGCCGCCGGTGCCGGCATTGCCGTGCCGGGCATGCTGATCGGCGGCCCGTCTTCCAATGCCCGAGCCCCGGCGTCAGTTAGCCAGGCGCTGCCGCGCTTGCTGTCTGCGAGGCCTGTCCTGGGCGGCGAAGCCCGTCTTCGGGTCCCAGCCCGGCCGGGCCGTCGTGTAGTCCTGGCAGAAGCCGGCATGCTCCATCTCGGCCAGCAAACACCTGGCTTCCTGGCGCTGTGCTGCCCGCACGGGCCGGCCTTCGGCCAGGCGGCGCAGCAGGCGCTCCACCCGTTGCTCGATGGTCATGGTCTTCATGCGTCTTCCCCTTCGTCCTCGATGCCCTTGAGCAGGGCGTTCACCAGCTTGTCCACCTCGCTGGCCGTGTCCTTGATCAGCACCACGTCGCCGGCGCCCTCCGACTCACAGCCCAGGCGCTCCAATTCCTTCACGGAAAGCTCGTTCAATGGGCCTTTACGCACCTTTTCCGTGACCTTCACCAGCTCGTCGAAGCGCTCGGCCATGTGCTTGCGGATCAGGGTGATCACCCGTTCCTCGTCGGCGAAGCTGACGCTGCCCTTGCCCTTCTGCAGGCCCACCTTGATCCCGTGGAACACCTGGGTGCGCGGCTTGTCGAACAGGTCGCGCCCCGCATCAATCTCGCTGCGCAGCCGGGCCTGGGCCTCGGCCACCTGGCCCAGCGCCGCCTTGATGCCCGGCACCTTGCGGCGCTTGGCATCGTCGATTTCGGCCTGCAGGGCCTCCACCCGCTCGGCCAGCACCCGCCGCGCGGCGGCGAAGTCCTTGGCCAGTTGCTCAATCGTGTCCATGCGGCTCATCGGATTCCTTTCCGTTGGGGGTTGGGGCGAGTTCGGTCACGAATTCGAACCAGCGCCTGGTGCGTTCGGCCAGCTCCACGGCCGCGCCGTCCGTGCCGTCCCAGGCGGCCTCGATGGTCACCGTCCCGTCCGGCTGGTCATCAATCACAATCACCACGCGGGCCATGTCAGGTCTCCTCGGTTTGGTGGGTATTTACGAATTTCATGATTGCGAGCGCCCAGGTTTCAGCCGGCGAAGGTTCCCGCTCCGGGAAGATCGGCAGGGCGTAATCGAATTCAAACCCCACGCGCCATCGGCCTTGTCCTTGATCCGAATGGTTAGCTGTTGGCGCTTAGACCTGGGCATCGGGCTTCTCCGTTTTCGGCGTTTGCCGCCCTGTGCAGCGGCCGTGCACGGTGCCTTGCGATGTTTTCACCCGCACGTCCTCCTTGCGGATCACCTCGTCGCAATGGGCACAGACGGCCACGATGGTCAGCGGGCGGGGGGCGGGGGACGGGGCGACCCCACGCGCCTTGGCGCGGGCCACCACGTCCCGCATGGCATCGCGTAGGTCGGTCACGGGGATCTCCTCGAACAGGGGTGCGTCCTCCCCGGCCCGCAGCACGTCCTGCATGGCGTCCGCTAGTTTGTGCGCGGGATGTCGGCTCATGAGCTGGGCTCCAGTTGATCGGCAACCTGGAGCAGCAGGGTCGCCAGATGCCGGGCGTCTGCCGGGCTCAGCGCCACCACGGTCGCCTGCGGCCCGTGGGCGCAGGGCACCTGCAGCAGCACGCTGCGCGTGACTTTGTCCCCAAGCACGCGGCCCTTGTTCGGGTCATGGGTTGCATTCGGTTGGCTGGTCATACGCCCTCGATGCGGTAGTCCGGCGTGGTCGGGTCGATGGCGGCCAGCCGGTCCATCGTCTCGTTGAACTTGAGGGCCGCCCGCGTTGCCGCGGGGGAGATGTACCGCGCCAGCGTCTGGCCACAGCCCATGTCCGCCGTGGCCCGGTCGTAGGCCAGCAGGGCGTCGCGGGCCACGCACTTGAGGGCCGTGATCATCAGGGTTCGGGTCGATTCGGCAAAGGGGTCGCTCATCCCGTCTCCTCCTTGAGGTCGATGGCCACCTGGCCCAGCAATTCGGACAGGGGCAGCCGCCGCAGCCGCGCTTCCAGCGTAAGGCTGGTCAGGGCGCGGTGGCGCAGGAACTGGCAGGTTTCGGCCAGCTCCTCCCGCGTGTTGGCGCGGAAGTAACCTGTCTCGGGCGTGCCGCAGATGGGAGTGCCCTGTTCGCGCAGGAGGGTCACCGCCCGCCGCACCCGGCGGGGCGAGGCGTCCAGGGCATGCGCCAGATCGTCGGCGGTGATCCCGGCATGCCGCCCGCAATGGAATATCGTGAGGCAGGTCAACACCCGCTCGGCCAGGGGCTCTGGTCTCATCACCACACCTCGTGTTCAATGCGTTCGGTTTCCAGGAAGGCCAGCAGCTTGCCGCGCCATTCCATGTTGAGCTCGTCGACGCGCCAAACCACCTTGTCGTCCGCCATCACGGGCAGACTGTTCAGGGCCTGCCGCCCCGCCCGGCGCAGGGCGAAGCGCGTGGCGGCCCAGCCGTCCACCCGGCGCAGCACCACATAGCGCACGTTGCTGGTGGCCGGGTCGTTCATGGGCGCGTCTCGTGGAGCGTCCAATCGACCGCCCGGCGCACCGCCCGATGGGCCGAACCGTGCGCCGTGGCGCAAAAGCAGCGCCGGGGCAGCAGCTTGCGCAGCCGGGCCAGTTGCGTGCCCCACCAAGCCCGCCGGGCGCGCCGGCGTTGTTCCCGGCGCAGGCCCGCCCCGCCCCAACCCACCAGGCCCCAGGGGCCGATTTCTCCGCGTTTCAGCATCATGCGAGGTCTCCTCGGCTTGTGTGCGCATGGGCGCCCGGCCACGCCGTGCAGCTCTGGCAGGCGCTCCAGAAGCGCAACTGCTCGGCACTCGACGTGGGGATGGGGCGCTCGCGGTTGGCGCGGCACGCCGCCGCGCTGATCTCCCGATCCAGCCAAGGGCAGGCCACTTCGCCGAAGGTTTCCAGCACGGCCAGCTCCACTTTGGCCAGGTTGCCCTTGTAGCTGCCGGCCAGGGCCTGGCTGATCACGGCGG